AGATACTTCAGGTGCTGTTCCTGTGGTAAATAGACTAGGTATAGGACATCTTGCAATTGGTGCGATGGAATTGCTCAACGGCCACATCCGTTCCATCCAATACATCCGGACACGCGTATCCAACGACCAACTCCAATCTCTAAGCACGGGCTAACACCATGGACTATTGCACCAAGAACGACACCGAGGCCGACTTCAACGCCATGATGCTGGACTGCGGTCTGTGCGTGGAGATCACTGAGGGCGAAGGCGAAGAGGCCGTTACTTACGTTGTCCCCGCGTCTAACCTTGTGCTGATCGACCGCATTGGCCCGATCACAATGCCCGATGGGACGTATTACCCGGAATACTACACCAACGTGCGCCTGCTGATGGAGCCGACCGAGGAGCAGGATACGGCACTGTCGGCAATCAGCATAGACCCTACTGAACCTCATTACAGGGCATTTCTGTAATGCGATCCAAGAAAGCCATCTGGGACAAGCCACGCCCCGCATCGCTAGGAAAATCCAAGCCGCTGACGCCTGCGCAGAAAGCGAAAGCTAAAGAGATTGCCCGCAAGTCTGGAACGCGGTATCCTTCACTCGTAGCTAACATGCAGGCGGCGAAGAAATGAGTACGAGCGGCCAATATGATTTTGGGACGACCGAGCAGATCGACATCATCACCGAAGCGTATGAGCGGTGCGGTCGCTTGCCGTCAACGCTGTCATCGAATGACATCGACAGCGCTCGTCGCTCGATAAATTACCTATTTGCCGATTGGTCGAACAATGGCCCGAACCTGTGGGCCGTCGATCTTCAGAGCATCGCCCTTACGCCGGGCACCCTCTATTATGATCTCCCGGTCAACACGGTTTACATCCTGCAGGCGTACACTCGCACGACATCGGGTGGGATCAACACCGACCTGATGATGGCTCCGATCAGCCGTGCTGAGTATGACGCGATCCCGAACAAGGCGCAGCTGGGTCAGCGGCCATTCCAGTTCTACCTGCAGCGCACGCTGACGCCTCGTATATATATCTGGCAGGCTCCTGAGTCTGCTGGCGTCACGCTCTATTACCATCGCATGAAAATCCAAGAGGATGCAGGCGCGTTTACAGATAGCTTGGATGCTCCGAATCGGTGGATGGAAGCCATCGCCTCGGGCCTCGCAGCTAAGCTGGCCGTCAAGTTTGCCCCTGATCGGTTTGAAGTTCTTCAGGGTCTTGCGGATGCCGCCTACAACCGAGCCGCCGCTGAAGATCGCGAACGGGTGCCCCTTCGCATAACCATTGATCCTACCGGGGGGTACTGATGCAGTACGGATTCGGACGCGGGCGCAAACACAGGACTCAGCCAGAGTTTGACGCTAAAAACCCTCAGGGGATTGCAATCTGCGACGGATGCGGATTCCTCGTCCAGCACACCCATCTCCGCGAAAAGAAAGACTATCGCGGCGGCACGGTGCCTGTTGGCCTTGGCATTTACGTTTGCGCTTCTTGCGACGATGTCCCTCAGCCATATTATCGCCGGCTTCTTCTCAGGGCTGATCCCATCCCACTGAGGAACCCGCGCCCCGATTCTCAGGATGCGCAGACTGACGCTCAGGAGACGGCCGCAAACGCTTACTCCCTCTATCTCAACCAGCTTTACGGACTGTCATAATGGCAAACAAAAAGATCACTGACCTAACCGCTGCTGCAGCGCTCTCTGGCAACGAACTCCTTGAGATGGTCCAATCCGGTGGGAGTGTGAAGGCAACAGCGGCGGCCATTGCAAACACGTTTAGCGGGACGCTTGCCGTTGCCAGAGGTGGGACAGGGGCGACAACCCTCACGGGCTATGTGAAGGGAAATGGCACTTCTGCCATGACGGCTTCAGCGACGATCCCTTATGCGGATCTTGCTGGGCGTGCGTATCTTTCGGCTTATGATACGGGCGATCAGACTGGTAGCATTTCTGCTGGGACTGCAGTCAAGCTGAACACGACTGACATTTTTTCTGGCATCACGGTCGTAAATGATGGCGGCGGCAACCCGACGCGTATCACTTATGCTGCAGCTGGGACTTACATGATCGCCCCATCGCTTCAGTTTAAAAATACGGATACCACCAACCGCAATGCGACTGTCTGGCTCCGTAAAAACGGCAGTGATATTTCAGCATCTGCGACAATTCTGAATGTCCCTAAGGCGGCTGATGGTGGTGTTTCTTATTTTCAGGGGGTCTTCTATGTTCAGGTTACTGCCGGCCAATACATTGAAGTCATTTGGCTTCCTGATAACGCGGCTGTTACCCTAGATTATACAGCTGCTGGCGCGATTGCCCCATCAATCCCATCTGCAATCATCGTCTCCGAGAGGATCGCCTGATGATTGAGGAGCTGATCTCTCGGGTCTTCTATGCGCGCAACCTTGCGCATTTCGCTCACTGGCGGGCCAAGGGTGAGGGCAGCTTTGCCAAGCACATGGCTCTGGGCGAATTCTATGATGGCGTGATCGATGCGATTGACCCGCTCGTTGAGGCTTATCAGGGCGCTTACGATCTGATCGGCAACATCCCGGCACCGACTGAGACACCGAAGGATTGCCTGAAGTGCCTCGAAGGTGACGCTGAATGGATTGAGAAAAATCACGAAAAGATTTGCAAGGGAAACCGCGCTGTTGCAAATCTAATAGACACTCTGACAGCCGTATATCTGTCAGCGATTTATAAACTCAGAAATCTCAAGTAGCGGGGGCCAGTGTGGATTACCAAATGCTTTTCAACATCGCACTCGCAGCTGCTGGCTTTTTAGGTGGCTGGGTGTTGAACAACATGACCAAGTCAATTGAGCGCCTCGATCATGACGTGCGCGAGATGCCTCACAACTATGTGTCGAGGGAAGATTTCAAAGACATGCGTGAAGATATGCGCATTGGCTTCGATAAGATCGACGCTACGCTTGGCACGATTTTCAAGCGCCTTGAGCGCAAAGAAGACAAATCATGACCAGCCCGCCATGGCTAAAGGTCGCTGAAGACCTAAAGGGCACGCGCGAGATACCGGGCCCTAAGCACAACCCTGTCATCATCAAGTGGCTTCGCGACCTCAAGGCATGGTGGTCAGAGGATGAGACGCCGTGGTGCGGTACGTTTGTCGCCCACTGCTTAAAGGAGGTCGGTCTTCCGATCCCGAAGCTGTGGTTCCGTGCCAAGGCATGGTCGGATTATGGCTCACTGCTGCGTCCTGATCGCCTATCACCCGGAGCGATCTTGGTATTCGACCGCGCAGGTGGCGGGCACGTTGGGTTCTATATTGGCGAAGACGCGGGCTTTTATTACGTCCTTGGCGGCAATCAGGGCAATGCTGTCAATGTCATGAAACTGGGCAAGACGCGGCTGGTTGCAAGCCGCTGGCCCAAGGACATCCCGGTGTATGGGAAGCCAGTGCGTATGGCGGGTGGGAAAGTCTCCACCAACGAAGCATAAGGAGTACGGCTATGAAGTTTCTCGAAGGAAAGAAAACCTATTTGACCGCAGCTGTGACCGCAGCCGTCGCTGCCGCTCAGGTTCTTGGTTATGAAATTCCACCTTACGTCCTCACCATTCTGGGCGCATTCGGTCTCTACAGCCTCCGCAGCGCGGTTGGCCGCTGAAATAGTGATGTCACCTGCTGGCCGTGGGTGACATTACATGATATAGGGGCGCATCATGCCGACTGCGATGACGTTCAATTCGCTGCTTAACGATCTCCGCACCTATCTGGAGCGGGGCGCTACGCTCGCGACTGACCCTGCCGTTTATGAGCAACTGCCGCAGCTGATTAACATGGCTGAGCGGCGGCTTGCGCGTGAGCTGAAGATTCAGGGAACCATCAATGTCGTGACCTCAGCGCTTGAAATCGGCAAATCAGTCTATGACAAGCCTGATCGCTGGCGCGAAACGGTGAGCATGTTCATCGGGGCTGGAGTAGGCAACAACACGCGCGCTGAGGTGTTCCCGCGTGCATATGAATATCTTCGTCAATATTGGCCGAACCCGACCCTGACCGACACGCCGCGCTTCTATGCGGATTACGACTATTCGCACTGGCTGATCAGCCCGACGCCGGATGCGGCATACCCGTTCGAGGTTCTCTATTACGAGCTGCCGCCACTTCTGGACGACAGCAA